AAACTCCGTTAATTCCATCTTTTAGAATGTTCCAACCATTAACAAAAGTATTAATGAAAGGTTGCACTACTGACATTATGCTTTGGATTATAAAGTTCCATGCTGTCGTTGCTGCGTTTGATATTGAATCCCAAACTACTTTAAGAACAGCAACTGCACCGCTCCAGGTTTGAGCTATCCATTGTACTATACCTTGTACTCCGGATTTAATACCGCTCCAAATACCTGAAAAGAATTCAGCCGCACCTGTCCACGCTGCTTTAATAGCTTCCCACGCTTGCACAAAGGCTGCTTTAATTCCATCCCAAATTGCTTTAACTGCATTTCTAAAGCCTTCGTTAGTGTGCCAAAAGTATATCAACAATGCAACTAAGGCTGATATTGCTAACACAATTATTGTAAATGGATTTATGGCCATTACAGCATTTAATGCTGCTTGAGCTAGTGTTGCTGCTTTTTGTGCAGCTTTAAATGCATTCAAGGCAGCACTCACAGCATTAATTCCTTTTTCTATTGCTAAAGCTGCTTTAAATCCTATAAAGGCACCTGCCATAGCTGAAACTATCGCCTGATTCCTGTTAATCAAATCAAATAACCATGTTAAAGCTGAGATAACAGGAGGGATAATAATTTTAAGTAATCCTAAACCATTAGTAATGAATGTTCCTAATGCTGTAATTGCTCCGGTTATCCTATCTTTACCAATTGCATCTATTATCTCCATAATACTAGTTACAATTCCAGCTTTCATATTACCAATAGCACCTTCAATAGTTTTAGTTGATGTCGCTGCTTCTTTTGCTACGTCTGTCATACCTAAATCCATGATGGCCTGGTTAAACTCATCAGCACTAATTTTACCTTGTTCTAAGGCTTTTCTGAAATCTCCGGTGTAAGCTCCATTTTTCTTAAGAGCTTCTTGAATCTTACCACTAGCACCAGGAATTGCATCGGATAACTGTCTCCAGTTCTCCCCGGTTAGTTTACCTGCTGAAGCTGTTTGTGTCATTACCATAGCAACTGATTTAAACGTGTCAGCATTACCACCAGCTACTGCGTTTAAGTTCCCCGCTGCTTGTGTTAATCCGTCATAGTCTTTAATTCCGTTTGCTGCTAATTGGGCTGTTGTATTTGCCACTACGTCTAAGTCATACACCGTGTCATCAGCATATTTCTTAACAGCAGCAGCACTTTTTTCAATAGCACTGTTATCTAACCCTGCAAACTTCATTGTACTTCTGAACTTATCCATTGCATCAGATGCTTTGATTGATTCACTTACTAAGCTGTTCAAATCTCCTGTTACTTTTGTTACAGCATTAGCTGCTAAATTTGCTAAAGCCATTGCTTTAAATGTAGAGCCTAATTTACTACCGCTACTTTCAGTTTTACCAACTTTATTATCAAACTTATCAAGCTTATCATTGATCATGTCTAATGCATTACCAAATCCTTTATCTACTGCTGATAAGACCGCTTCAACTGAATATTGTTCTGCCATAAACTACCTCCTTTCCTACGTATTTGCTTTAAGTAATAAATTACCAAGTTCTTTATCTTGAATTTTAGTTACTTCTTCTCCGTTGAGTATTTTTAACTCCTTCTCATAGTCGAAAAAGTCTTTAAAATTGCTATAAACGTAATATTGCTTTTTCCCTCTCTCTTCTGTTCTCTCTACCTCCCTGTTAAGCCATGCTCTTTTATGGAGTGCTAGCTCTTCATCTAGCTTTTTCATCCTTGCACCAAACATTAACAGGTCATATTCATAAAGTGTTAGGTAGTCAATATCTCTTACGTTTGTTATATCAAGAAACCTTGTACAATTTATTACTATTTCTTCGTAAGCTTCTTTAGAGTTTAGTTCTCTTCGCTCTCCTTGTTCAGTGTCGCTTTGTTTTGTTTTAGAATTCTCTTTCCCGCATTACTTTCTTCAAGTTCTTTAAGCACTTCATCAAATAACGCTTCAATATCAGAATGATTATCAATAAATTCATCAATTTCTTGTTGTGATGGTCTCTCTGTTTCAAGAACAGTACCTGCATAAATTACATCTGATAAACTTGCTACATCTCCACCTAATATCTCCGGAATTTTCATACTTAAAACCATTCCAAGCTTAACTCCTTTAGCTTCTAAAGGAAATCTTTTATCAAGTTCTCTTACAAATCCAACTCCAAATCTTACGTTTACTGTTTTTTCATTAATTGTTAATTGCATATTTTATAATCCTCCGAAAAAAATAAGCTAACCAGTTCTACCAGTTAGCTTTTATTAAATTATTATCCAGCTTCTATAGTAGTGTCTTTGAACACGTATTGAACAACTTCAGCTTGATCAGCTGTTAATGTTGCAAATCCATCTTTACCAACACCATTAATAGAGAATTCAAGTTCTAGCTCCACACTATCTTCTGAATTAGCTGTCATTCCGTATTTAGTTATGTAACCCTGATAATAAGTTGCTTTATATTTATTCTCAGAATTCTTTTCAGCTTTATCAATTTCCCAAATCTCAACTAATTCTCCATTGATTAATGCTTTTTTCAGCTCATCAATATGAGGGTCTCCTTTAGCAGCAATAGATGTTGCTGAGAAATCATATTCAATAGCTGATAAGCTTTGAATGTTACCGTCTTTAGTTTTTTGAGCATCAGCATCTCTACTAATTTCATTTTTATGCTCAGTTTGGAAAGCTAATTTAAAAGCAGCTTCTGTTTTGGCATTTTTTAACAATCTGTATAACAGAATTATGTCAACACCCTTTTTAGCTTCATATGTTTTCTTTTGTTCTGCCATTTTTATCTCCTTATCTCAAATTAAATTCCAACTCAATTACAGCACGTTTAAGTGGTGTAACGGTTGTTCTATCATCTAGTATTCTTATTGTACTTGCGTTTAAGTTTAACGCCCAATAGTACCCGTCTGTTTGCTCTATCCTCAAACATTTTTCAAGAATAGCATTTGCCATATTAGAGGCTTCTTTTCTTTTAGTTTGTAGAGCCCACACAGATAAGCTCAAGCTAACACTACCTTTGACATCTGTCTTATTAGGAGTGTAACTAACAGAGCTATCCTCCATTTCTACAAATGGATAAGGTACCTCATTCATCGGTTTATAATCGTAGACTTTATAACCTAATAACTTACATTGCTTGAACACTTCATCAAATATACTTTGTTCTCTAGATTTAATCATGTTAATTTTTCCAAGTCCTTAATAAATTCTTTCTTTGCTTTTTGAAAGGCCGGTTTAACAAATGGTTGAGCACTCATAAACCTTGTCCCGTATTCAACATACAGAGAGTATTTTGTGTTAGGGTGTACTTTCCCATATAAACCGTTATTGCCAATATATAAACTAATACTTTGCCTTGTTCTACCTGTAGAATATTTACCTTTAAACACAGCAGCCTTAACCATCTCTTGATTAAGAATAGCTGTATTTTTCTTAACAATACCTTTTACAAGTTTCATTTGCCTTTTATCTTTAAGGTTTACTTTTAGTTTTTTGGTACCATATACTTTAAGTCCCAATGCTATCATCCTTTTCTAAATAAAATACTTTGGCAAGCTGCTTATCCGTTTTAGGTATGTATCTTTGGCCCTGGTATTCTACAAGGTTAAAAGGCTTAGTATAAGCATTCTTAAGATATATAACTTTTCTTTGCTTGCTATAATCTCCGAATATCTTAACAGACTTATCTATTCCTAAATCCATCACATAGCACGTAACTATATCAGAATAAAGTTCTGTATTTTTGTGTTCTCCCGCTTCAAAGTCATATTCATCTTTGCTTATTTGTTTAAAGACTGCTCTATCTGAATATCTCATATTAGAAAATAAATAGTTGTCCCTTCTTAGCTTTCCCATTCTTGAAATCTTCCCTTAACATTTCATCCCATGGAGCGAACTCATTAAGGAAAGTTTCATAGCTTACTGAATGTCCTTCAACGCTTTCAGACGTGGCACCCTCAGCACCACGCCTATTAAAACGTTTAATAACACAGTCTTCTATGATGAAACGATATTTATCATCTATTTCATCTTGTTTATAAGCAAATTTAAAGTGGTCTACGACTTTGTCAATAAGTCTATAGATTATAGTGTCTTGCAATGTGTCACGAATATCTAAGTCTTCCTTAACGTTGTACAGCACTATATCTCTATCCATAAGCTTTTACCTATGGTTGAATGTCTAGCATGTAAACATCATCTAATCTCTCAAATGATGGTAATGTAATCATTGATACTTTAGTTTGAACGTTAACTGGATCTACAAGTTTTTGAGTTGTAACTGCAATACCAGTATTTACAATTTCAACATCTGTTCCTGCAACATTTCCTCCTAATAGGTCTGATTCTTCCGGAGTAGTACCAAATACTGTTGAACCTAATTTAGCGTTAGGTAATAGAGATACATATCCATCAGGGAAATATTTCTTAGTTGTTCCATCTCCATCTTCATAAGAGTCTCTAGAAATTTCTACAGTTGCATCAAATGCATCTAAGATGTAATCTCTTAACTCTTGTCTTGTTACTGATGCACCTTTAGGAGCTAACGGTTTAACAAGCTTAACTGTGCTATCAGCATTTTTTAATAAACCAAATGTAGTAGAGTTCATAATAATTACTTCAGCTTTTTTACCTTGAGCTTCCATTGCTGCAATAGCTGTTTCTAAGTCTTTTAGAGGCGTTGCATCAGTAGCTGTCCAAGCTTTAGATACAGTGCTCTTCATTTCAGGTTTTACTCCATAATCAAACTCTTGAGCTACTCCGTTATTGTTGAATGAGATTTTACCAGTTGCTAATACTTGTAATCTCATAGCTTCAATACGTGCTTTAGCTCCATTAACAAGTCGTGCATGGTCATCAAAGATTCCACTTAACACAGTGTCAATAAGCTCTTGGTTTCCTGTAGAAGAAATCACGTTTAATTGTTGTCTATCTTCCTCTTTAACTAGTAAACCTTCTTTAAAGAACGGCATTTGAGTATCTGTGATACTTAAGTTCATTCTTTCTCTTAATGGTGCTTTAGTGTCAAATGCAGCAGGTTTAAGCACTACTGCTCTACCGCTTCCACCCTTTACCATTGCAAGCTTAATTCCTAATTGTTTTTTAGCAGGGAATAATTTATCCCCTAAAGTTTCATTTACTTCCTCTTGAGTTCCGTTCCAGTATCCAGCTACATTTTCAGCTGTAATTGTGTCATAAATTAACGCCATATTTTACTACACTCCTTTTACAAATTTGATTAAGTTTAATTTTTCTTTTACTTTACCTTCAACAGCGGCTCCGTTGTTACATTTGTCTTCACGTAATGTACCTTTAAATACACAAGCAACAACTGCATCTCCGTCTGTTAAATCCACATCATGTAATGCAACTCCATCAACATAAGTTGCTGCTGCATCATTTGTTAATTTTTTAACTTTTTTAGTTCTGTCCTCAAAGATAGACTTACCGTCTCCAGCTAAGAATGTCCCAGCTTTTAAAATTTTACGTCCACCTTCATCTACTGTTCCTGTAGTAGTTTTATCTACTGTTACTGAAATTGCTTCATAGTCTAAATTGTGAAGAATTTCTTTTTCATTGAAAATATTTCTAGTTCTCATCTATTGTTCTCCTTCTAAAATGGTTTTTTGTGATTAACACCTTTTGCAAGTCTTTGTCCTATATTCATTTGCTTATCAAATCCAGTTCCGCTTGCTCCTGGTGTAGTTTGTCTTGCTGATGCTTTTACTGCATTTGCTACTGCATCTTGGAATGCTCTCTCTAATACCGTTACTGCTTTTAAAGCTTCCTCAGCTGAACCATGCTTAGCAAAAGTTTCAGCTAGTTCAACAGGTAAATTCTTAGATAGTAAATCTTCTTTTACTTCCATGATTAACTGTGACTGTTTGAATGCTGCGACTTCTTCGTTGAATTTATTCTGCCTCTCTTCAAAGTCTCTATCTCGTTTTTGTGTTTCACTTAATTTGGCATAATCTTCACGCTTTTTAATCTCAGCTTCTACACGTTTTTGAAAGTCATCCTCAGATTTACTTTTCTGATTATTTAACGCTGTCTGAACTGCTTTGTTAACAATACTATCTAGCTCAGATTGACTAGATGGAGCTTTAAACTCAGGTTCAGTTGGTGCTGATTCTACAGCTCCTTCTGTTGCTCCTTCCTCTGAAAAGTATTGAATGTTTAGTTTTAATAAATATTTGCTCATTTTGTTTTGTTCTCCTTATCCACGCTAGTATTATCCTTTCGGTTCAGTTGTGCACCACTTCACTTAAGTAATAATCCACGCTAGTTTAATTTGACATAATAAAAAAGACCTTTTAATGTCTTATCCAGGACAAGAGTAAAATAAAAACACCTAACAAGTTGTTAAGTGTTTAATAATTAGTATGTTCTATTGTAATAATCTTTTGGTGTGTGAACAGCTTTGTTACTTTGGATAGCTTTATCTATAATTTCCTCAATCTTCTTATATGATTTTTCAGTAACTGGACTGTCAATATATTCAAACACAGGAAAATCTTCCTCAAAATGTTTTTCGTATTCTTCTATCTTGGAATTGATCTTCTTCATTGCTTCCATATCTTCAATATTAATCATTCTTCTCAGCTCCTTTGATAATATCATCTACGATGTTTTCATATACTTTTAATGCGTTAGGGAATACTTTTTCAAATATTTCTTTATGTTTAGGAGATACCAGCGTTTCTTGAGCATGTGCAAAAAACTCTGTTTCAGCTGATCCTGGTGTTGTCCAGTATTTTTTACCATGTCCAGCCCCGAATGGAAATTCCCCAAACCAGCCTGTACTTTCAAACATATCTGAAATAGCGTTTAGGTGGGAAAGCTCTCCTTTCTCCATGCTTTCTTTTGCTATTGCTTTAAATTCCCCCAACACTTTTGAAACATTTTTTTCTATTTTAGAGCTTAGCTCCCAGTAATCCTTATCCCATTTTTCTTTTTCAGTTTTACTTCTTGGCCTTTTACCTAAGCTATTCAGCGTTGGTAAATCCCCATTTACAAATGTCCATATATCTTTATTAATAGCTTCTCTTAATTTATATTTAGGCAGCCCCGATGCATGTGTAATTCTTTGTTCTTCTTCATACGTCATCCCGTATAACTTACGTTTAACAAATACACCGTTACCCACAGATGATTTACCCGTTAGAATTTCTATACCTAAGCTGTCCATTGCGTGCCCGTTCTCATGGAATAACACCATCCCTTTAGGGGATTTATATCCACTTTTCAGACCCTCAAAATCTCCACTGCTTATTTGAACTGTTGAACCTAATGCATAAGCATGTGTATTTTTCAACGGTCTATAACTTATTTTTCCTGAAAGATGTTTAAACAGTTTTAATGCTCTGATATCATCAACTTGTTTTATAAAGTCTTTATAATCGTTGTAATATTTATCCCCGAACATTTGTCTTGCGTTATTATTTTCAATAGCTTTGTGGATATCTTTTATTAAGCTGTCTCTCTCTTCAAGTATACCACTTTCTGCTGTATTATCCAAGCCTCTTTCTTTCCTGTATTCAGCTATTTCTTTGTCTAGCTGTTCGCTGTCATAATAAGCCGCACTTGAACATTTGCAATATGGATGCATAGGGTAGAAGTTAACCCCTACTTCTCTGTCTTTAATCTTGAAATGTTTACCGTCTAACTGTTTGCAAATATCGCAAGCTGTAGGTTCTGAAATATATAAATACTCATCATATCCGGCTTGTTCTATTGCATCTAGCTGTACATCTCCTTGAACTCTAGAAGCTTCTGTAACTAGCAGCCTTTTAGCTTCATGTTTACTAACATTGAATTGACTTCTAAGTCTACCTATCATATCAGTTGGGTTAGCACCTTGAATGATAGAACGCCTTAACATTGTAGCAATATTTCCCATCAAGGCTTCTTGATTTGTCCAAATGTTCTTGCTAAAGTTTCCGTACTTATAATCACTATTAACAATAGCTTTTACACCTTCTTTACTAAACCTAAGCTTAGTATCAAGTATTCCGGACTGCCTAGCATATTCACTGTCAGCTAACTTCTCTAAATGTTTTTCTATAAGCCTGCTATTCTTAACTGTCATGTCTGTTAGATGTAGATTCAACTCAGCTTTTAAAAGCTCCAGTCTGTTTATCCTCATTGTAGCATTGTAGAGTTTAAGCTGTGCATTAGCTTCAGGAGAAAAGTCTTTCTTTTTAACATACTCTTTAGCTTTCTTCTCGAATGCTTTTACATCATGCTCAGATACTCTTTTTAAAGCTTCTTCAATCGAAATACCTTGACTCTTTGCATATCTCTCATAGAATACGTTTATTTGCTGTTCTATGTCTTCTAATGCAATGTTAATGTTCTCTTCCATATTTGCTATGGTTACTTTTTCGTCTTTAATTTGATTTAATTGATTAGCTAACTCTCGTTTCTTCCAATAACTAAATGATCGTTTCTTCATCGATTAGCACCTCTTCGCCATCGTGTAAGTAGCTTTCTATATCTTCTTCACTCAGCCCTAAATCTTTTAAGAATTTTCTAGCTAATGCTTCGCTATAATCTCCGGATTTGAATTTCTTAAGTATGCTTGATATCTTGTACATCAATTTACCTTTGTCAAGGTCATAGCTATTATCTAAAGTAATTGTAGGTGTATCTAGCAACTCTTGTTCATGTTTAGGGTCATCTACAATGCCTGTTAATCTCATAGCTGTTTCATTTGTTACCATTCCACCTAATGATTTGAAAGCATTAATAGTTTCTTCTAACGCTTTAGGTAGGTTAGGGTTAAATGTAATCTTAAGCTTAGCAATGTTAAACTCTGATAACTCTTTAACGTAATCTCCGATGTTAGCTATAAGTTGGTATCTTCTTCTTAAGCTCTTTTCAAATAGTGATTGAGTGTCAACTCTTGCCTGTTCTAATCCAAACAGTTTATATTTCATTGCCTCTCCACTTTGAATCCCACTGAAATTAGTATCAGTTAAATCAGGTGTGTTTGTATATTTGTGAATGTCGTTAACTATTCTTTTCTTGAATGCTTCTACTCCGTTAACATCGTACTGTTTATATAGGTACTTAGCATCCACTGTTCCCTCATTTCCATTAACATCTACAGGAGGTTTTAGCTGTAACAGTCTAGCACGTCGCATTCCTCTCATGTACTCAACCTGTTTATTACTATCTCCAACTACATCATCCGGAAATTCTACTTGACCAAATATAGCAAGTATTGCATCTGATGTATCAGTCATATAATTAGCTGTGTCTGATTGAACTGCATCATATGAATCTATCAAAGCTAGTTCACTTTCATAATCTCCCATTCCATCAGCTGTATTTAAGTACTCTGTTATAGGAACATCTCTAAACACGTGAGGCTCAATGCTTATCTCCTGATATGCACCGTCTACCTCTTGCAGCTTAACAATTCTATCATTTAAATAAAGCTCTACAAAATGCTGTTTGTTATCGAATAATCCCGTTGAGTAATATCTAACACCTGCCAACAGATTATCTTCTAGTGTGTTGTCATAAATCACAAATGTACTTAAAGGATCTAACCTTTTAACTTTTGTTAAGTCTGACATTGAGCGATAGACTAAGTCATAAGCTCTACCTACTTTAGATAAATCTAGTACTAGCATTCTGTTTAAGTCGTGAAAGCTGTTAACCTTTGCTATCTCTCTAAGCACCTCATCTGTTGTGCTGTTGTCTTCTCCGTCATCATATTCAACCTGAATAGGTTTACCTACTAAATAACCTTGCTTAAATACTGCAATGCTTTTACCAAAATTATGAATAATTCTAGTGTCAGCCATATCCTGCTCACTTCGTCTATCTTTAATTGATATTGTATGGTTATTACCTTCTGAATAGTCATACAGTTCTTGTATTCTTGGTTTCTGAACTGTGCTGTGATGTGATATAAACTCTCTTAAGACTTTATATCCATCTAGCATTAACTCTTCTACATTATCAACTCTATATCTTAATCTTGATTCTCTGTGAAACCTGAATGTAAGATTTTTACTTTTTCCTGTGCTATCTACAAATGTTTCTGTATAAGCCATTTAATCACTCCTTCCCAAATCCAGCCATCAGTGTCTTGTATTGACTGTCTTTTTTATTCTCTTGTCCTATTAGTTTGATATATGGTATATACCCATATTGACTTGCGTTAATTGTGTGATCGTTCCTGTCTTCCGGTTCATCCCTGTCTTCTTTCCAAGAGTATATATTTAACTCTCTTATGTGTTCTTCACAATTATCTACAACCAAGTACTTTAGGTTCTTCATCCAACCGCTTGATGTGTTAATCCTGTTGATTATAGTTACACGTTTATCAGCGTTTAGAAATTCATATATCAATCCTTTTCTTGATTTATACTTTAGTAATTCCATCATTGTAGCTTGGTCAGCGTTATCAATGTACACCTTTCTACAGAAGCCCCATTTATCTTTACAATAATCTAGGAACTTATGCAGCTTAACTGCTACATCTGATGGTGCTATCTTGCTATTATTGAAATCTTTATTGTTGTAATTCTTCTCTTCAAGTATTACCAACTCTCCATTACTAGTAATCCCTTGAAAGATAAATGATATTGTGTCCTCTGTCTTTTCAGAGTATGATGTATCAACCCCGCAAGAGTATCTGATGTATTGCTTTTTGCGTGCAGCTTCTTCAGTAATTACGTTTAACTTCCTGTCAAACATACTGAATACTAAACCTTCAGCACGTCCTCTCAAGCCTTGAATTTTGTTCTTATAAAGCTTTGTGCCTACAGCAACTGTACTTTTAATCTTTTCTTTTTTCTCCTCAGATAATCCATAATTATGGTCAAAAGAAAAGAACCAGTATGTCCATTTAGGATGCTCCGGTTCAGTTAACATCTCTCGTATCTCTTGAGGTGTGTCATATTCATACTGTGGTAAAGCTCTGAACCTATTTATATATCTAGCATAAATAGGTAATGTAGGGTCATCAGGGTTCATTGTGCATATCCAATAATCACATCGCATGGTTGCTTCTTGCACAAAGTCCATATCAGCTGTGTTAATCTCGTCAATAAAACCGCAACCGAACTGTGAACCTAATGCTTTTTCCCACTTATCTTTTGATGAATATCCTAATATAAATATAATTCTTTCTCCATTAGGTGTATCATATTTAATGTGAGGGATCTTATATTTAGAATCCCCATTCCCTTTATAATCAACATACTCTCCAAACACATCTATAATTCCTAAGTCTGAGTTAATAATATTCTTTTCAGCATCTCCTACAGATTTAGCACTGATGAAGTGTAGCTTTTGTTTGCTCTTTGCTACTGCCAACATATATTTAACAATACCTACTGTAGTTTTACCTGCTGCTGTAGTTCCTTCTAATGCTTCAGCTTCAGCTTTATGTTTTAGAAACTTTTTTTATTTAGG